ACACTTACAAACACGTTTTTATATACATAGACCAGCCAAAATGGAAGCACCATCATCATCAACTGGTAAATCTAAATCAGGATTTGGTGGAAAAAAGACAAGGCGAACCAACCTAAAATCCAATAGAAAAACCCGAAATAAGCGAGGTGTAAGACGTTGTAACAAAACACAACGTCATAGAAAAACAAAAAAGAAATAGATAACCTATGTTAAATTCATTTTCTTCATATTTTTTCGTTTGGTTATCCATTCTTTATCTAAATCCAATATAGCACCACTATAGTGTGTATGTTTTTGTTCAATATCACTATAATTATCATATTGTGTAACAGTTAATGGTGTAATAATATACCAATAATCCTGCATTTGTAATTTCAACCAATAACGGTCAATGGCGTATTCATGTTTATTATTAGGATTTTGTATTAACTTGGATAATCCTTCTTTGAAATTAACAATTAATGTATCATAATACTCTTTTTTCACAATATATCCAGTGGTGGTTTGGCAGTAAAACACCCGAGATGCATAATCGTATAATTTTTGAAAGGGTGGACAATTATTTCCGCTGACAATTAATACATTCCAATTAATGGTATCATTATCAACAAATTTGGTCAGGTTTTGTTTAAATAATTCTGGATTGGTGAACGTAATATCATCTTCACAAATAAAAACTTGTTCGTAATCACGTTTTTTTGCTAATTCCAGACATTTTATATGACTAAGTGTACAGCCAACAGCCGGTGATTTTGGTTGAATTCCAGCAACACGTTCTGCATTAATTTCCATTTTCTTAAATTCTTGTGTAATATGTTCCAATCTATCTTTACGATGTTCTAAATTAATAAAGAACGTATGTTCAAATAAGTCCATATTATGAATTGTATATTATATATAATTCATAATGTTTATATTTATTAGTTTTTCCGCAAAAGTATTAATGTGGTATTTCTATTTTTTCTAACATATTATCAATAGATGCCTTAGATTCATTACGAACGATTTGTGTATGTAAATCACCATGAGTTTGTTGTAATATTTTCATATCATTTTGTAAGGTCTGCACTGTTTGCGTTAATTGAATCATATTTTGCGACATGGTATGTAGATTCTCTTGTATTATTTCAAGCACATTGTCTTTGTTATTTGTGTCATCTTTCCATGAGACCGTTTTTTTATCAAAAGTAGGTTGTTCAAATTCTTGAATTGAAATATTAATATTAGAATCAGTATCTATATTCAGTTTTGGTCGTTCACCTTCATTTGAAGGAATAGTAGGTGGTTTCATCTGTGAATTCATAGGAGGTGGGATATGACTCATATCATATTCGCGCTGCTTAAGTTGTTGTTGAATTAGTGTATCCATATTTTCAATAACCCCGTCATCATTTTTTTCTGCAAAATTCACATCATTAGGAACATTGCGTTTATTCATAAGTGCATATTCTTGTTGACGTTGTTCAAATTCACTTGCATAAATGTCTTGTCGGTTATTGGTAACAACGGGTGGGGTATTTATAGAATATGAATTAACAGGTTGAGCTGCAGGAGTATCATTGGTATGCGATGTAGGATTTGATGGGGAATTGGTTTGTTCCCGTACATTTTGAATCATATACAAAATCGTTTCTTTATTAATACGGTTTAAATCATTTACTGTTATTTTTTGGTTCCTGTATTTATCATAAAAATGACTTATGATAGTTTTGAACCATTCAACTTTATTATCAGGGTTATAATGTGAAAAAAATGTTTGAATATATGAATTTTTACTGATAACATTCCACAGTAATTCTTGATTTGCAGATACTACATATAATGACATGATGTATAAAAGTATGTCATTATATCTATATTTGTTCATTAATTAATGTTTTTTTGTTTTGCGATGTTTAGATTTTGATTTACGTTTGCGTGATCCTTTCTTTTTCTTCCCCCCCCCTGCTCCTGCTGCTGCTGCTGGTTTTGCTGCTGCTGGTTCTGGTTCTGGTTTTGAACTTGGAACAATAATTACATCTTTTTTATATGAATGAAAGAAATTAGTTTTTTTTTGTTGTTTTTCTGGTGGTAAATTATTATTTTCAATAGCTCCAACCAAATTTGTAAAAAAATATTTTACTTGGTCGTTTGGAGAAAAAGTGTCGTCCAAGTTGTTTGTATTGATTTTATAATCATTAATATAAAACCCTTTGCTGTTTTCATCTTCACTTCCAAATATTTCTATGGTAATTTGCGGGTCAGCGTCTTGTGATTGATTATTTTCATCTCTCTTATTATTATTTAATTTGTTTTTGTACTCATTTATCTTGTCTTGGTACTCATTTATTTTTGTTTGAATCTCTTCTTGGGATTCTTCTTTACTAAAAGAAAACCAACCCATTATATTATATGTAAGTTATACTATAATGATAAAAAATTACGAATTAAAATATTTTTTTCTATATCGATGCATATATTTATCTGGTATCCGTTTATTTTTAAAAAAATCTATTTTTTCCATATAATTCTTGAAAATTTTCTTCTCTGTTTTATTGGTCAACATCGTAATAATAAAATATAATGAATACATTCCACATTCATTGTTTTCATATTGATGTTCCATAGGACAATTTTCATAAAAATGTATATGCATGGGGGTTGCTAATTTGAGTCCTTGTTCTGTAATACGTGTAACTAATACTTTGATTTCATCGGGGATTGACTCACCATTGCTATCCATATAAAAAATGAATTGGTCTTCTAAATCAAGGAATAAAGAAACCCAATGAGAACCATCTTGTTTATGATTGTCTAAATTAAATACAATACCAAGTTTCGTCTTTCCTTTATCCCAAAATGATTTTAAATCAAATGTACAAAGTTCTTCCCATACACAAGTACCATCTTGTTCAACGGGGCGTGTATCAAAGTCGATAGGTGTAGGTCCAATAACCCTAAAGTTTTTATGAGATTTTTCATATTGTTTGAGAACCGCTGCAATATCAAAATTAGAGAGCCATTTGTCAGGGTTTTTTTCCCAAGATGTTGGGTGGTCAGGTGCAAAAGAATTTTTATCGAGTTTATTGCGAACTTGAGTATCTGTAATTGAATCCAACCAACAATCTTCTTTATCGCACATTTTCAACTTATTTTTTAATTCTTTCCATATTTGTTTAGGTTTTTTAGATTTGATAATATTTGTGCGATGACTTTTATTGAAAGAATCTTTTAATTTATATAACACATCGTCGGTTAAACAACTAATCCCAACACTGGTTTTCCCTTTTGTAATAGGATTGCAATTCATGGGTTTTAATTTTCTGGTTTTGGTAGTATTTTTTTTATTACGTCTTGTTTGCATGGTTAGTTATATACTATGTAGATTAAATAGTCTTCTTTTTCTTTTTCTTAATTCACTGTACTTACTGCAAAAGTTGTCTTAAATGATTCTGTATTACCAAATTAGCGTTTTGAAAACATACGCATATCATAATTCGCCATAGGTACATTCCCTTTTTTAATGACCCGTTCTTTTCCCCATAATGAACTCATACAACTTTGGTCATGAGACGAATCATCATCAACGTCATCCATTTTGCCGAATAACATATCATCGTCCTCATTTGTTTCATACCAACCATTGTGATACTTGTTTTGTGTATCAATCTTTTTCATTTTAAAATGACGTATAAGTTGTCTGGTATATGCATTAAATATTTGGTTAATATCTGTAGAAATTTGTAAGTCAGGCGTATCAATCATATGAGCAGTAATTTCTAATATTTTGTCTCTATATTTACGATTATCATCAATAGTTTGATTATCTATATTAGCTTGTTCTGGATTGATTTGTGCAACATATTTACGATAATGATTTTGATTCATTAATAATGAAAGAGTTAATTCTTCCATATCAGTATTGTTGACAGGGTTCTCTAATTCATCGTTATCTTCCAAAAAAGATTTATCAGTAATAGAACTTGCTTGGTCTAACAACTCATCATTGGAATCATCAATATTATCAGTGGAAGCATCAATATTGTCAGTCATATTAATATAACTAATATATAATGTATATATGGTTAATTTTATATTTATGTAAGAAAAACTAATTTGTATAATTGATATAAATTAATGATTTAGTAGAACTTCATTCATTAGAATGTTGCGACAGTACATCATAAAATATTAATTATATAACATGTTTATTATAGTACCATATAAATTATAATATATTGTGCTATACTATATATAGATGTCTACAAAGAACGGAAAACCAATTCCTCTAAGAACAGCAGATCAAACAAATTCACGTAAAATTTTAAGTAATGGATGGAACCAACAAAATGTAATTGGTACGATTAATGGTAATGCACGTGTTTTAACTCCTTTTCGCGCAGCAAATAATTTAGGTGATTTCCTTGTACGTAAAAATTATATATGTGGTGGACCCAACCAAATAAACCCTGGTAAAACAGGTACAAAGACCTCAATTGGTTCAATTATAAGCATGTGTGATAATAGTGGAGTAGAAGGTGCATCATGCAATCCCAAATTTGTTTCCGATTCTTCCGATTATGTACGTTTTCGTAAGTTACGTGCTATGAATAAAAATTACACAGCATAAATGTGAATTCAACTGGTAAGGCAAATTAGTTAATGCGTCAGTATTTTAGTCAACAATATAATTTATATCACTATGTTATAGAATCATTGTGATATGTTTAAAATGATGTATAGTAAACAAAATATAAATAATGGTGCATTATCTGGTGCAAAACCAATGCCTTTAAAAGATAGTACAAGTGATAATCAAAGTTCATTTAATATGGCAAGATATACTTTTGTGGAAACGATTCCTGCAGTACCAAATACCAATAATGAAAGTTTAGAAAAGAAATGGTATGGAAATCGTGATGCATCTCAAATAGTAGCAAACCGCCGCAATGTAGCAGTAGGAAAAGGTTCATTAAATGCAAATGAAGGATTATATTCATTTACTGCTTATAATGAAATAAATGTTCAAAATACAGCATTGCGTCGTGCTCGTGCAGGTGGCTCGGTCGCCCCACCTAAAAAAAATGCTCGAACAACAAATGCCCCAACTCCTTCTTTTTCCCCAGTGCAATATTCAAATGTAGATGGAGTGGTAACTAACCAATCTATCAAGAATTTTTATGGAAATAATGCCCCCCATATGTATCATTAAATTATTGCGTATTAATTCGTTTTATTGATATAATCATTTGACATTATAAACATTAGACGAGTATTATTTTTAAATATATTGGTATTATTTTGTTGGACAGAGAGAACCTGTTCAGGTATATTTAACTGGAATATGTATAAAATACATATATAATAGACAACACTGATCAAAAGTAAATAGGTCATTATTGTAGAAATTATGATAAAGATAACCGTCCCATAAAGGATTTTATATTTTCAATTTTTTTCACACTATACAATATATTGTGAAATGTACAGTTATTTAGTTGAATTTTTAGGCGCTGCATTCTTTATTTATGTTATTTTTGCAACAGGAAATCCTTTAGCGATTGGTGCTGCATTGGCTCTTGCAATATTAGTAACAAGTAATATATCGGGTGGTCATATTAATCCTGCTGTAACAATTGCAATGGCTTCTGCTGGTAAATTACCAACAGATGAAGTATTGCCGTATTGTTTAGCTCAAATCTTCGGTGGATTAACCGCTCTTCAATTATACAAACGTTATCAATTATAAATAAAATATATACCAGTTATAATTTGAAATCTTCACTGGTATAAATCTGCATCGGTGTAAAAATTATGTAATACAAATGATTCATTACATAATTTATTTAGATTTATTCACGACACGAAATAATATAAATAATCCAACCAAAGATAAAGAACCAATATAGATATTAGTTATTCTATTTGGTGTAAATATAACAGAATCCTCATCTGCCTCTTCATTATCATCTTCCTCCTTCTCATCTTTATTTTGATATATTCCATGAATATTAGGTAATTTATTTTCAATATGTAATTCTTTGAACGCTTCAATATTTGCTTGTTTTTTTTTAGAATCAAAGTGAATTGGAGAACCAATAAGTGGTTTCCATGTTGTGCTTGGGTCCATATTTTCAAAATTATCCATCAATGGACATTTTTTTACAGTGAAGTTGTCACGGATTGTTGTACTATTACCTTCTATATTTCGGCGTCGTTGTTGTTCTGATGATAATTTTGGCAAATTATTAAGAAACTTGTTCATTTATTATATATTATATATACACTAACTGACATTTTATATTTATATAAATGCTAAATATACTTAGTTATCAAACACACATAGTTGTAAATTATGTGTGTTTGACCATAATTATTATCTTTTTACAGAATTGGCATTTTTTTTAATCATTTTTGCTTTTTTAGCTGCAGATTTTGCATTTTGAGTAATTAATCTTTTTGTTTTTGCAAATAGTTTAGCTTCTATTTTCGCCTTTTTCTCGGCAATTTTTTTCGTTTTCGCAATCTTTAGTTGCATCTTATTAGATTGTACGCGAATTCGTGATATTATATGTTTTTTATAATAACGACGTATTTTACGTTCATAAACTAATAATTTGTGTTGTCGTTCTGTTTCTTTAACCGTTTTAGTTATTTTTATTAGATGATGTAGAAACCGAATTAGTAAACGTTTGATTTGATAGTCAAAATCATCATTGAATGATATAATAGTAGGAATAAGATTGAAACAATATTGTACTTGTTCGACAACTGCGTTATGATAACGATAATGGAAGCCGGGTTCAGATGATAGAATCATACGTTTTGTATAAGGTGAAAAACGAAGGTCTTGTTTTAACAATTTAATTAGGGGGTGTGTATGTATACATTGTACTCCAGTCTTAAAAAACACGGTTGGAGGTAATAATTGTTTAAAGTTGGGTTTGGTAAAATAATTATTGTTGGATTTTGTAAATAATCGCATATAAATAAGTTGTTCATATTTATGAAGAAGAGTGGTTGTTTCTTTTGACCTATATAAATAACGCATTGTATCTGTAATTAGGGGCGATAGCATTTCCAGCCGTGTTTCAATGTCTATAAAATTATATATAGTGAATTTTAATTCAATGGGTAACCATTTTATCCAATTTATCCAAGGTTGGTCGCGTAACATTTTAATAAATATATAGAATTATATAATTATACAAAAATATATTTATATCAATTTATATCAAGCTTTATGTGGTGCATAATTAAAAATCAGTATTGAACTCAAACACATCTGCATCAACAGTTTTATTTGCAAGTGCATATTCTGAATTAGTTCGTTCAAAAAAATTCACTTTTGATTCTACACTAATTAACTCCATAAAATCAAACGGGTTTTGTGAATTATATATTTTATCATATCCCAACTGTAGGACTAATCTATCAGCAACAAATTCAATATATTGTGTCATTAATTTTGAATTCATACCAATCATGCGGCATGGAATAGCTTCAGTAATAAATTCTGTTTCAATTTCAACTGCTTCTTGAATAATTTCATAAATACGTTTTTTATTTATTTTTTTTTGCAATTTTGAATACAGTAATATAGCAAATTCAGTATGTAATGCTTCATCTCGTGAAATGAATTCATTTGATAAAGTAAGACCTGGCATGAGTCCGCGTTTTTTGATCCAGTATATAGATGCGAAGGACGCCGAAAAGAATATACCTTCGATAGCAGCAAATGCAACCAATCTGGCTGCAAAACTACTACGGTTATCTCCTATCCATTTTTTAGCCCAATTGGCTTTTTTTTCAATACATGGATAATTTTGTGTAGCTTCAAAAAGTGTTTTTTTTTCTGCACTATCTTGAATATATGTATCAATCAATAAACTATACATTTCTGAATGAATATTTTCCATAGCAATTTGAAATCCATAAAACGCCCGTGCTTCTGATAATTGTACATCACCCATAAAGCGACCCGCCAAATTTTCAAGAACTAATCCATCAGACGCAGCAAAAAATGCTAATACCATTTTTATAAATTTTTGTTCATCACCATTTAACTTGTTCCAATCATTAAGATCCTTGGATAAATCAACTTCTTCTGCTCTCCAAAAACAATCAACTTGTCGTTTATACATTTGCCAAATATCATCGTGTTTAATAGGAAACATAACAAAGCGGTTTTCATCTGGGGTTAAAATACTATCGGGCGATTGAACTTCTGCCATGGACTTTGCTAGATATTATACTATATAGATTTTATCTTGTTTTTTTTAACTATATTATGAATCAATGAGTATAGTTTTTGAATATATATTATTAGACTTAATAGCATAAATACAGTTAAAATATAAAATAATTTAATAAAATATTTCCTTACGATATAACACGAATATAATTTATTATTGGTTTAATTATTACAACTCATATGTTTACATTCATTTGAAATAATAGTATCTGTCCATACTATATTTAAGATATATGAACTCACCTGAAGTTCAACCACTGGGTGAGCCCAAAAAACGTGGACGAAAATCAAAGAAACAACTTGAGAAAGAGATGATGAAAGAATATCATTGTGAAAAACAAGAAGACTTTGAAATAGTTCCGTTTACTCAAAAAAAATTATATGAAAATATGCAGCATTTATCTAATGTGGAAAAACAACGATTAGAACAAAAATTTACAACACCGAAACCAGGAGCACAGCGTGATTATTATAATTTATTAAGTCAACGTACGAAAAAAATAGTAGTAGCAACTGGACCAGCGGGAACGGGAAAAACATTATTTGCAACCGAAATGGGTGTAAGGAATTTTCTAATGAATCATGTAGAAAAAATTATTTTTACACGCCCATCGGTAACAGTTGATGAGGATTTAGGGTATTTGCCTGGTACATTAGAAGAAAAAATGGCTCCCTGGATTCGTCCTATTTATGATATTCTATATGCATTTATATCACCAAAAGATGTGGTTTCATTAATCGAAGAAAAAATAATTGAAATTTCCCCACTCGGTTTTATGCGTGGACGTACATTTAAAAATTGTTGGATTATTGCAGATGAAATGCAAAATTCAACATCAGCCCAAATGAAAATGTTATTAACACGCTTAGGTGAAAATACCCGATTAATTATAACTGGAGATTTAGACCAACCGGATAGACATAATGAACTTAATGGTTTAGACGATTTCTTAGATAAGTTTAAAGGTAAACGGTCTTCCAGTATAACCAGTGTTGAATTTGGGAATAATGATATTCTACGTGAAGAAGTTGTTAAAGAAGTATTAGAACTGTATAGCGGAGATATTCCAATAAATTATCAGTCTAACAATTATGATGAATCATCTAATACTGATTAATTTATATTTACACCTTTGAAGATTTAAATCCGCACAAAACCAACTTACAGAAATTGTAGTATATGATACTAATGGAGAGAGGTTTTTATAATTGTTCCTCTAAGACACATTCGTGGGTGGGAGCTTCATTGCTATAAAAGCAATTTTGAGGTTTCCACATAAAAACCACTCAAAAACGTAATCAAGGCATTTCAACGAATGTGGGTCTGACCAACTCAGGTGCTTTACTAAAAAGCATCCCTCAATCAA